CAAAATGATGAAGTTTTAATTTCACCAAATGAATATATTGACTTGTTAAGAAAAGTTTATTTCCAAGCACAAGCAATCCCAAAATTACCAAGATTTAGAGGAAAAAAACTTGTTGTAAATGGTAATTTAGATTTAACATCATTTCGAGATCAAAAACAATTGACAGATTTGGGTAACATTAAAGTAAATGGAAATATTAATATTAGTAACACTAATATCAAATCATTAGATGATGTTGAAATTTTAGGCCATCGTTCTTATTGGTCAACACCTTATGATGATGTTATGCGAAGACGTAAACAAAAAGCCAAATTTGATGAACAAGACGTTAGAAGGGAAGATGACGAATGGAATTTAGATGGTACCGATGAAGAAGGCGAAAAAGCGCACGCAGCTTTTGAATACGCCGTCCAAGAAGGAAACTTAAAAGGTTTAACCGATGAAGAAAAGGAAGAACTTAAAAGTTTAAAATTAAGATTATCTGAATTGGAACAACAAGTGGAAAGCGAAGATGATGAAGAAAGATATGATGTAAGGATGATGATTAGTGAAGTGCAAGAAGAAATTGATGATTTGGAAAGAGACGCTGCCGATGTTTATGATTTATACCCAAATGGGACACATTATAATTTGACGGCATTTGAATCTTTATCAACTGGCGATGAATACGCTGTTGGAACAACAGATGAAGCTGATGAATCTTTATCTGATTATTTTGAAGAACACGTTGATTCCCCAACACAATATTTTGATAAAAACTTCCTATCTTATTATATTGATGAAGAACAAGTAAAGGATTATTTTAGAGATAGTTTTGAAGAATGGATAAGGGATTCACCTGAAGATTATGATATTGAAAAAGAATTGAGTGATGACCAAGAAGAAGAAATTTGGGTGCTTGAAATGGAAAAGTATATTTTTGAAAATACGGGAGTTAGATTTCCTATTTTATATCCAACAAAAGATGGTGGTATGTTTGATTTTATGGATGAAGAAGATAATAGATTCCAATATAAAGAAGAAGGTAACGATTGGTTTTTATATAAAAATGGTGTTAGGGTAGACCCATATAATATATATGAAGATGAAGATACTGATGACCACCAAGATGATAGAGAAAGTAGAATATCAGATATTGAATATGAAATACAAGAAATAAAAGATAATCCAGATGGTGAGCCAGATGAAGACTCAATTGAACAAGAAATTGAAAATTATTTAGAAAGAATTGATGATGATGTTACCGGTTTTTTAGATGAAATGGGAGTGGATTATGAAAACTTTTTAGATAAAGATAGGTTGAAAGATGATTTAATAAGAGATGCTGACTACGGTCACTTAAACGGATATGACGGACAATATGATGAAATTAAAATTAATGGAACATATTATGTTGTTATGAGAACTAATTAATATTTACAGGTAATATTAAATGATTATTATTATGTCAAATGGCGAGAAAAAAGAAAATAGAATTTTTAATGAACACCGACTGGATGTTTGAAAAACCAATTGACAGAGAGCACAAAGAATATAAGTTACTTTCATATTTTCAAAAAATGGGTGAAAAGTTGGACAAAATGGAACTTTATCCAGGTTTTATTGAACTATCGCTCCACCTAGCAAATGCCCAGACATTAATTAAAGACAAAAAAATGTTATATACCAACAAGAGATTCCAAACCGTTGATGATGAATTACTTGTTAAAGACCTTAAAATTAAAGATGTCCCAAAAATGTCTGAAGATGAATACGAAGAATTTATTAAAATATTATCTTACTCAACACCAAGACTTGTTGAGTACTTCAATATTGCAAAATCAGTTTGGGAAATTGTGTACGACAATATTCATATAAAAGTTAAAAAAAACATAACGAATATTACACAAGATATGGGTTATTTTTACTTTGAGGATAAAAAAAATAAAACATTGTTTGTTTGGGAATATGAAAAAAAACCGGCAGCAAAAGGATCCCCAGAGAGCAAAGTTATTGTAAATTTGATATATGCTGACAAAAAAAATAATTTGACATTACCAAAAATTCTTGATAGTTTTAGTGAAAATAAAAGTGAAGATAAGAAAAGACTTCCAATAATTGAAATGATAAGTAACGGTGATTTCCCAATTAATGAAACATTATTGCCGCTTTTTAAAAGGAAACTTATTTCTTATATTACACAAAAAAAATTGATTGAGGACTATAAAAAAACTAAAGAATTTTAAAATTATGGATGAAAAAAAATTAATCGAAGAATTATTGAATTTGGTAAAAAAATATCCTAATGATGGTGAATTAGGTAAAAAGGTAAGAAGTTATTTAATTCAAATTGGTGTTTATGGGTAAAGAACAGGTAAATCACCCGAATCATTATGGAGGTGAAACAAATCAATACGAAGCCATTAAGGTTATAGACGCCTGGAATTTAGGATTTTCATTAGGAAATACTGTCAAGTATATCTCAAGAGACGGAAAAAAAGACGTAAACAAGGAACTTGAAGACTTAAAAAAAGCAAGATGGTATTTGGATCATCACATTAAAACTCTTGAACTTAATCAGCAACAATAACAAGGTCACCAACATTTATATCATAAGAACCACAAGAACCACCCTTTAATTCCAAAATCATATCACCAACACCATCATATCGTAAACAGTCTTCACCCAAACAAGGTTCACAATTATTATGTATTTTTGTTATTATATTGTCTTTTATAAAAATAATATCCAAATCAATAATACAATTTTTCATCCAAAAAGAATGTGGACCGTCTTCCATTAAAAATAACATACCATCAAAATTTTTACCAAATTTCCTACCCATCATTCCATTTTGAATATCTTTTTTTGTTAAAACACATTTAACATTGAATAAATTATTATTTACTATTATTTCCATATTTATTAAATAAATACAACAATATGTCTGAATTTAAGAAAATATCTGGAATTGTTATTAAATATAAAAATGAAGTTTTATTGTGTAAAAGAAACAAAAAAAAATCACTACCTAATGAATGGTCAATACCTTCAGGTCATATAGAAAATGAAGAAACACCATTAGATGGGGCCATTAGAGAATTTAAAGAAGAAACTAACATTGACATAGATAAAAAAAAGTTAAATTTGTCTGGAATATTAAGTGGTTATGATTCAGAAAGAAAAACTAAAAATAAAATATTTTTTGTTTATTCTTATAAGACAGATAAAAAATTGTTACCAGATTTAGATAGTGCTAAAGATGGTAACGAACACACTGAATGTAAGTATTTTAGTAAAAACGAACTACCAAAATCAAAAAAAACAGAATCTATGATGAAAATTATAAAAAAAATTTGAATTTTCATAAACTTGTATATATTTATGATATACAAAAACCAATCACCCCCTCACTTTGATGGTAAAATATAGAAATCCCATAGATTAGTAAAATAATTCATGGGATTTTTTGTTTTATATCAAAATTTGTTCTATATTTGTAATATGAAAATAGGATTTAACATAAGAATATTACACGAAACATTTGGTGAGTTACTAAATGAAACATTTATGGACCAAACACAATTCAGATTGTTCTTAAAGATGGTTCACGTAAGTGTTGAATTGAAACAAAATTTATCGTTCTTCAATGGTGACACATTTTATGTAAACATACCAGCAAAAGTTTTGGGTGATTGTATCATAGTTACAAACACAAAAGAAATATCAATAACCGAACAAGTTAAGAGTAAGATTGAGGCGTTGGTTACAAAATAGTTTCCTTGTTCTATCAAAACAAGGTGGTGGAGAGCTGACATTCAATGTCGACCCAAATTAAAGGGACCAAATTTTTGGTTCCTTTTCTTGTTTTATTAAAAAATTATTTATATCTTTGTTCTATGGAAAAAATACTTGTGATATGCCGCGGAATTTGTGGTGCTGGAAAATCGACATTTGCTAAAACATTGGGTGGACAACATTATGAAGCAGATATGTATTTTATTGATCCGACTACCGGTGAATATAAATTTGATGGGGCAAAAATTAAAAACGCTCACACTTGGTGTTTAGATAAGGTTAAAACAGATATGGCCGTTGCTCGTGAAAAAATCGTTGTGTCAAATACTTTTACTCAAGAGTGGGAGATGGAGTCATACTTTGAACTCGCAAAACAGTATGGATATAAAGTGTTTTCAATAATTGTTGAAAATATTCACGGTGGAAAAAATATTCATAATGTTCCAGATGATAAAATAAAACAAATGAAAGAAAGATTTGTTATTAGGTTGTAGAAATTTATTCTTGTTGTATTTATATAGTATAAACTATTAAAGTTGAAAACTATGAAAAAAATACATAACATTTGTGCGTATTGTAATCAAAATTATTACGGACAAGGTAAATTTTATTGTTCTATTGAATGTAGAAATAATGGTTCTAAAGGTAAAACACAAAAAAAAAGAAGTGATGAAACAAAATTGAAATTAAGTTTATCACATAAAGGTAAAAAGTTAACAAAAGAAACAAAAGAAAAAATTGGTAAATCATCAAAAAAAAGATGGGAGTCTGAAGAATATAAAAAAAAACAATATGATAGTAGGATTGGAAAAATCGTCAGTAAAGAAACTAAAAAAAAAATTTCAGAAACTCAAAAAGGTGTTCCAAGACCCTATTTGATTGAATATAATAAAAACAGACCGAAAGTAAGTGGGTGGAAACATACTGAAGAAAGTAAAAAAAAAATCAGTGAAGGTGTTTCAGGTTGTAAAAATGGCATGTATGGTAAATTACCAAAATTTAACAAACCAACTGAATACATTAATGGTGATTTAAAATTATTAATGAGGTCAACTTGGGAAGTTAAATTCGCTTATTGGTTGGACGAAAATAAGAAAAAGTGGGAATATGAAAAACACACATTTAAATTATCAAGTGGATACACCTATACACCTGATTTTTTATGTGAAGATATTTTTTACGAAGTTAAAGGTTATATGCACATAAAATCAAAAGAAAAAATAGAAATGTTTAAAAAAGAATACTCAAGTAAAAAAATTATTATTGTTGATAGGGAGTATTTTAAAAAAAATGGTATAAAGTTATGAGTAGATTAGATAGATTAAAAGAACAACATCCGGATCTGAATATATCTTTAATTGATATTATATCTTTTCTGGACCCAACTGATTCGTATAAATACACAGAATTTTTAATTA